TCTGCTTATTTCGTTACTTGCACTTTCGACGATTATCATTTGCCACGTGATAAAAGCTTAAGTAAGAAATTTCATCAGACTTTCATGAAAAATCTTCGTCGTGAGTATGGCAGTGGTATTCGTTTCCTTGGCTGTGGTGAATATGGTGAACTTCATGGTCGTCCCCATTATCATTACATTTTGTTTAATATTGATTTTGATGACAAAATTTTTCGATTCCGTACAGACGGTTATAATACTTATACTTCTTCTCGTTTTGCCAAAGTATGGAAATACGGTATGCATCTTATTGGTGAGTTTAGCTTTGATTCTGCTGCCTATGTCGCTCGCTATATAGTTAAAAAACAGACAGGTAAAGACGCTCCTTCTCACTATAAAGGTCGCATTCCTGAATTCATGGTTGCTTCTAATCGTCCCGGTATAGGTGCTAAATGGCTCGAAGATCATGGCGAAGAATGCTATGCCAATGATTATGTTGTTATTAACGGTAAGAAGATGCGTCCTCCTCGTTATTATGATAAGAAATTTGATGAAACGCATCCTCACTGGATGGAGTTTATTCGTAACAACCGTATTGAGAAGATGCTTCATAACCTGGAGAACAATACTTTTGAGCGTTTGGTTGACCGTTGCCGCGTTCAGGAAGATAAATATAAACATTTTCTTGGCAGAAAACTTGACAAAGTATTGTGACTGTGTTATCATTAAGTCAGAAATGAGGTGATATTTATTAGTGAATTTGAAGCTGTTAAAAATTTTTGCCGTGAGCGTTATATTCCTTTTGATTACCTTTTCCGTGGTAGTAAATATGCCGCTTACCGTCTTAAGCCTGATGATGCTAGAGTTATTCGTCTTGATGATGACTATTTTGTTGTACCATCTACGACTTATCTTATGATTCGTAGGTATTTAGTTGCACTTAGAAAAGGAGATGATTCCGCTGAGACTTTACTCCATTTATGATGCTAAGGCTGAACAGTTCAGTCCTCCGCAGGTTTACCACAATGATATGCTTGCTCTGCGAGCTTTTGAAGGTATAGTCAACGATGATAAAATGCTTATTAAAAAGTATCCTGAAGATTTTACTTTGTATTATATTGGCAATCTTGGTGACAGCGACGGTCGCTATTACATTGAGAATTGTGACGAGTCCCGTATTCCTGTCATGGTTGGTCGCGCCATAGAATATGTACAGGTTGACAATGATTCTACTAAATGATAATCTAATAAAGAGCGTATCAGAAAAAAGGACGATCTCACGGAGATCGCCCTTTTTTTGTACGCCACGCCCGCCGCGTCTAGGCGCCTGCGAAAGGAGGTGAAATTATGAAATTTAAAACAGCTTACGATCCTGTAGAGGAACATGACCATTGCGGTATTGAGTTTACCATGCCCTCTCTTGCGGTTCAGGACGAGAAAGAGGAAACTGATATCAATTACATCGTAAATAAGTATGCAGACGGTCAGAAAGGTATTATGACTCTTGACCTCGGCGATAGTTCGCAATACGCTTACTTGCAGTTCGGAGATGCAACACTTCCCGGCGACTACAGTACAGCGCTCGAGCTTGTGTCCGGAGTTCGTGAAGAATTCTACAGTTTACCCGCTTATGTTCGAGCAAAATTCGGTCACGATCCTATGAATTTCATCGACCGTTTGAATGATCCTGAAACGCTCAAATATCTCCAACAACAAGGTCTATACGGTAGCAAATATACCTTTGATGAACCACAACAGTCCGTAAGTAGTGAACAAACACAAAAAGAAAGTAACACTTTAGAACAAAATGATAAAGAAACACAAAAATAGGCGTCACCGAAGCCAGTTACTTACTTGATGTAACTGGCGTAGGTGACGCAAAAATAATCTAAAACCTAATAATAATTTGCTTTAGGTTAATTATTAGGTTTACACTTCGAAGAAGGTGAAATTTTGGCTCGAAAAAAAATAAGAGTTCGAGGGCATCGCTTCAGTGATGCTCCTGCAATGTACATGAAAAGGACTAAATTTGACCGTTCTCATGTTTATAAGACAACGTTTAATTCAGGTAAGCTTATACCTGTATTTGTTGACGAGGTTTTGCCTGGCGATACTACTCGTATGTCTGTTAATTATTTCGCTCGCTTGGCTACTCCTATTAAGCCTATCATGGATAATATTTATCTTGACTGGTTTTTCTTTTTTGTCCCAAATCGCCTTGTTTGGGAACATTGGCAGAACTTCTGCTTTGAGCAGGAAGACCCTGATGATAGCACTGATTATGTTATCCCTACTGTTTCTGCTACTGGTAATTCTGATAATGCCTATATAGGCTCTCTTTGGGACTATTTCGGCTTACCCGTGAATACGTCTGGTAATTTATCTGGTATTAGCGCTCTTCCATTTCGTGGTGTTTACCTTATTTGGAATGAATGGTTTAGAGACGAAAACCTCCAGAAATCCGTCAAGATTCAGAAAGGCGATACCAACGAAGTTTTGAATTCTGCCCGATCTGCTGAACAGCCTTCTTGGGTTTTCATGTCAGGTACCAGTATTGTTCCCGGCTTAGCCTGTCCGCCTCGTGGTAAGCGTCATGATTACTTTACTTCTGCTCTTCCGTGGACACAGAAAGGACCTGGCGTTTCTATAGGCTTGGCCGGTACTGCTTCTATAGTTGACCCTACCCCTGGTGCTGGTTATCTTCTCCATAGTACCGCTAACCAGCTCGCCGCTGTTTCTGCTTATGGTGGTGATGCCTCTGGTTCAGGCGGCCGTAGAATTACCACAGGTAATTCATCTATTACGCTTACCCGTTACAATTCTGATACTAGTGCCGTAGGTGGTTTTGCTGGCAATACCAGTGATTCTATAACTATGGCCGCTCAAGCCGCTTCTACTTACCTTGGTAATGATTCTTATGTTGATTTGGACACTTCAAGTATTTTTACAATCAACAGTCTTCGTACTGCTTTCCAGATGCAGAAGTTCTATGAACGCCTTGCTCGTGGTGGCAGTCGGTATACAGAAGTGCTTCGCTCTTTCTTTGGTGTAGTTTCTCCTGATGCTCGTCTTCAGCGCCCGGAGTTTCTTGGCTCTTTTACCAAAATGGTAAATGTCAATCCAATAGCTCAAACTTCTGCAACCGACGACACCTCTCCTCAAGGCAATCTTTCTGCTTATGGTGTTACTGCCGCTAAGTTCCATGGTTTTACTAAGTCTTTTGTCGAACATGGTTATGTTTTTGGTTTTGTATGCGCTCGTGCCGATCTTACTTATCAGCAGGGTATTAACAAGATGTGGCTTCGTTCTACTGTTTATGATTTTTACTGGCCTACATTTGCGCATCTTGGCGAACAGGCTATTGAGCTTCGTGAGCTCTACGCTCAAGGCTCTGAAGATGATAAAAAAGTTTTTGGCTATCAGGAACGCTATGCCGAATATCGCTATAAACCTTCGCAGATTACAGGTAAATTCCGTAGCTCTGTAGTTAATGGTTCTTTGGATAAGTGGCATTTGTCCCAGTTCTTTAATAATGCTCCGACTCTCAACGAGGAGTTTATTGTTGAAAATCCGCCTATTGAGCGCATTATCGCTGTTCCCAGTGAGCCTGAGTTCTTGCTTGACATAGGCTTCCGTTACACTACTGTGCGTCCTATGCCTATGTTTGGTACGCCCGGCCTCGTTGATCACTTCTAGAAGGAGTTGGTTTTATGTCATGGCTCGCTACTACTTTAGGTAGTGTTGCTGGTTCTGTTTTAGGATCTGCAGTTCAGAATCATTATAATTCTGCTAATGCCGCACAGGCTAACGCGTGGAACGTTGAAAACTATAAACATCGTTATCAATGGGCTGTAGAAGATATGCGCAATGCTGGTCTTAACCCTATTCTTGCCGCAACTAATGGTATAGGCGGTTCTATATCTGGAGCTTCGGCTGCTTCTGTAGGTATGAGTGATATAGGTTCTACTATGAACTCTGCTAAAGCCGCTAGTGCCGCTGAAAGGCAGGCTAAGAATGCCGAGCATCTTGCAATATCTCAAATTGATAAAAACGTCGCAGAAGCCGATTCTGTGCGTCAGAGTACCCATGGTACAGTTCTTCAGAACGGTATTCTTGCAAATGATTTGAATCTTCGTGAGCAGACTTATGAAAAGCGTCTTGGTTATGAGCTTGAGAAGATGAATTTGGAGCTTGAAAACCTTCGGCTTCAGGGTTCTTACCTTAGCTCTAGTGTTTTGAATAATATTGCCTCTGCTAATCGTGCTAATTCTGCCGCCGCTTTTGATAATATTCAAACTGAAATGGCAGGTATGGAACGTGACTTCTATAAGAATGTTGAAAGTCTTACAGGTGCTCCTAGATCTGTCGCTAGTGGTGTTGGTTCTACTGTCAAAAATGTTATAGGCTTCCTCGGAGGTCGTTACTTTGGAAGGAGATAACTTTATGTCTAACAAAACTACTATGATTTTGACTTTTATTGTTTCTGTTGTTGTTCCCTTTATTCAGGAAGTTGTGGATCTAATCGAAGCTCTGAAAGGTAAAGCTTCTTCGAACACTGTTACTGCTAAAAAAGTTGCTTCGGACTTTCAATCCGATGTTGCGCAACTTGTTGAGCCAGTTGCTAATAAGAATGATTCTAAAAAAACTAGCCGTTTTTTCGGTTCTTGGAGGGATGCTAAATGAGACGACGTCGCTTATCTAAACGAGGTTCTCGCCGTCTTTTTCGGCGTACCTCCAGATCTCGTCGTAAAAATTTTAAAAGAGTAGGACGAGGTGGATTTAGGATTTGACATTCTGACTTAATCCTGAATAAAGGGAACAACAACAGAAACAATAAAAGTCAAAATCAT